AAACTTCACATTCTGGTTTGTTCAGATAAATCCATGCCAAATTTGATTTTGAATATTTTGTCGCTTTTTGATTTTCATTGGGTCGTCGAGCGACCAACTTTGTCGTCTTTTTCTTCTTGGATGCTGGTACCACCTCGACCCTGTTCACAAAGGATAGGGCTTGCATCACTGTATCAGCGAGGTCGTCCTTCTTTTTGGATTTTTCGAAAACAGGTAACCAGTGTGCATTCGTGGGTCCATTCCTGATAAAGGCTTCACATCTCTCGATGGAAACTTTCTTCCTCTTGTTGTACTGCGCTTTACCTGGACCAGCTACATCTGGGATTTTATGCCTCGCGTCGTATAGGATAGTCTCAGCTTTGGGTGACTTGATGATAAAGTACGCATGAAGAAAGTGCATGACGCTCACCATCTTCTTGTTACGTTCGGGTTGCTTCTCAATGAGAATCGTGTCTGCCTTGAGTACCCATGGTCGCGCGTCGAGGTGGTCACGCATGGCGACGTACACACCATCCTTGTGTTGCGGTGGAATACCATCGACATCCCACTCTCGTACGAGGTTTCCGTTCTTCTCATCCAAAAGACACATCGCCAAATTCCGTATACCCACGTCGATGCTTAGAATCATTAACTTAAAGGACTGGTATCTCTTTAACTTAATGAAGTGTATCGCACATAGAGGATACTCCCTCACACACATCGATAATAGTATCGAAGCTATACGAGAAGCCGTGCACAGGGAGTACGACGGAGTGGAGATAGACATACAACTCTGCGGTTCGGGTGAGATTGTGCTGTTTCATGATGTATACGTCGGAAACCATTTCATTCGTGATTTGAACATAGACGAATTGAGACAGTTGGGTGTATGTTCACTCGAGGACGTATACGATCAGATCCCAGAAATAAAAGATACACTTCTTCTTCTCGACATAAAAGGTAATAACTTTCAAATCACACGGACACTCAAAAAGTTTTATGAAAATCGTTCGACGCGTAATGTTATATTTTGTAGTTTCAATCGAAAACTCATTTACAGTCTTCCAGAAATGTTTCAAAAGGGTTCGACGTTCGAGACGACATTTAATCAGGACGAATACGATTCGATAACTCGGGGTCTAAAAGCTGTCGTTCTTCATTGGACATGTTTAGATCACGATTTCATCTCATACTGTAAAATGAAAGACATATGGGTTTATACGTATACACATAAAGAGGACAAAGAGTTGGAATATATGTATAAGTATGGTGTTGATGGGATTATAACAAACGGATTTTAAAACTTAGCCATGGCACCCCGGCCCATGTTTTGACCGGCGGGGGACATGAACATCATGACCATGGCAATCACGACAACGCACACGCATATAGTCGAGAATCCAGACGCGGCCATGGCACCCTGCTGGGAAGTGCCTATGACACCGGCGATACCACCGAAGACGGAATCAAACATTTCAGCAAGGCCACCGGCGGAGGTCTTCGTCGACCCTTCGGCCGAAGCGGCGAGCTGATTGAGCATCGCGTTATCAGAAATAGCCTGGGTAAGCATCTTCGTGATAGAAGTGGCGGCGACCTCCGCGACGATATCCTGATCGAGCTTAATGTCGGAATCGACACAGTTCCCTACGTTGAGGGTCTGACCCTGAATGTTAACCTGCTCGGCGACGGTGCTGTTAAGAGTCTCGCGAGTAATATTGTTCTCCACGAGGTTCTGAACCTCCATATTGACATTTTGCTCCATCTCGAGGTTCGTGTCACCGCCTAAGAACTGACCGATCTCACTTCCCATCTGTGTTGCCTTTTCCATGGCGGCAGATGCAGACGCCTGCAGTTCATTCGTGATTTTAGCCTTCAGCTCCGTCGTTTGATCTTGTGTGAACTCGGATGAGGACATCGTTTTGGCTGTAATTTTCTGCCCTGTTTGGACAGTACATCCTTCAAGATTTTGAATGTTAAGGGTGAGATCTTGAATGTTGGTACCAGAAGCGGTCGTGGTGGTAGCCGTCTTGGTGACCTCATTGTAAATACTCTGATTAAGAGCGGACATGTTAAACGTCTGTTCGATGGATTGGTTCGTGTCACCACCACCTCCACCCATGGTTTTATTATGACCTGAGAAAAAAATGTCGTCATATTTCAAATGAAACCAAATTCACGGATACGATTGGAAGTTGGCCTATATATGGTGGTCATTTTAGTCATTATCGGTTTACTCATCGGGGGTCATTTTAGAGCCGAACATTTCGAAGATACTAAACAGTGGGCACAGGAAAAAGCCGTCTTGGATTACATCAAGTCAAAAGAAGATTTAAAACCAGTTGCATTTGTCTTGGCGAAACAAATTGTAGACGTCACGGGTGACGAATCTAATTTCCAGCATGTCGTGTTATTGGCCCAAGATAACAAGAAGGATGAAATTATTCAGATCGTCAACAACATTTGAAAAAAATTCTCAAATAAGATTAAGTATGGGTAGTGGTGGTAGTAGTCCTCCCCCTCCTCCAGCCCCATCATGTCCTTTTAACGAAGAAGAATTAAGGCAAAGAGGAACAGGTGCTACAGCGGCCGCGACTAGTGTTACGGCAGCTTCGTGGGGCGCGGTTCCCAATAAGATGTACTATTTACAAGATTATGAACACTCTTCTGGTGGCGGACACTATTGCAAATATGGAGTGGGAAGCACCATCCTACGCGACTTAAAAAACCACCCGATAGACGGTGTTCAGTACGGTCAAATGGAGGGGCGGGTATGTTCGCATAACGACAATTTAACTCTCGGGTTACCGGATGGAAGATTGTGTGCCGAGTTGACGGAAGGGAATAGACTCGCTAAAGATTACTGTTTAAGTGGCGAAAATTTCGTAAACGTAACTTCCGTTTGCAATGCGACCGTATTAGGTTCGGGTATTCACATGGACGTTTTAAAGGACTATTGTTCAAGATCTAGTAAGATAAAAGATCATGGTGGTTGTTCGAATTTAAATCAGGCAGACTATAATAGGTTAGCAGAAACGTATTGCGAAGCGAATCCTTCCGATGCGTGGTGTAAATGCTACAATGTTTCGAAAAACAAATGTGGGGACAGTCAGAAATCGGGTCCGGCTGGATGTGCAGATACGAGCGGTTGGGTCGATCTTCGAAATGCAACACCTGACGATTTCAAAAACGTGTGGGATAATAAAAGAAAATGTTATGGTGCCGTTTGTGTGGGTGCAAATAAGTATATACCACCTAACGTGAACCAGGGGTGTGACGCGGATATTCAAATTTGTTCACAGAGTTTTGACATCAGTAACATGTCTGAATCGGAAATTACTGCGTCATGTGAACTAGATTCTCAAAAAGGCGGAGGTGGAGGTGGAGGTGGAGGTGACATACAAGTAGAAGAACTTATCGTCCCAAGAAGTCTCGAGGATATGAAAACATTCATACCCAACGGCATCGACGGTATAAAAACAAGTAGAAGGCAACAAACGACCGTGGGTGCGACCAGTAGTAGTATGTCCATGGTAGTCTGTATTGTCATATTAGTAATCATCGTATCAGCTGGTGGGGGTGGTCGTCGTAGTCTCAGAAGATAAACGTATTTCATTTTAAATAAAATATCCTTTTATTCTAAATGAAACTGAAACTAAAACTGAATCAGATCATACTCTTTTTAGCTATCGTATTTGTTGGATTTTGGATATACAGAAGGGGTCGAGTCGAGTTCATGGAAGGTGAATTACGAGAATCGGAGGCGATGACGTATATCAAAACTAACGAAGACCCCAACGCGTTTATCATTTACGGAATGGTTAAGAAGCAAACTGACGATGAGCAAATTCACAAGAAGGTCTTAACACTCGCCACTGAAAAGAAATGGGACGAATTAACGGAAGTACTCAAGTCCGTATAAAATATCAGTGGAATATAGGAATGTCGTGTAAGTTGACTTTGTATGAACACCCAAATTATACGGGTGATCATACACACAGGACGACCACTTTCACCAATACGGATACGTATGGTTCGGGAAGTCAGATGTCCAGAATTCAAGACCGCGACTCATCGGGTAAAGTTGAAGGTCCGTGTGCGTGGGCCATTATGGAACACGGTCACAATAACGGTGGAGGTTTCATTATAGATCCAAACGAACACGTACCCAATTTCCACGCGGAGAACCATCACGGGGAGGGTAAGGGGAGTACAAATCATCGATTTTACAAACGAGGCGACCGGGTACACCGAGTCATTAAACTCACTCCACCGACGAATGGATACTGGGCCGACCTTGACATTTATGCCAAGAGAGCCGATGGTCTGGGACAATGGGGACACTTTCCATGGGTTACGGATAGTCTTTTAGAAAATCCAAACGACTCTAATCAGTTACTCACAAGTCACACCGACACGGGGCAACCGTGTCCATATGGTACAGCGTCTATCATTGGTCATAGAAAGTATCGGTGTACGTACACGTCACGTTCTAGTATTAAAAATCTATACGATGCTACTTCGTCGGGTGACCCTCGGCGGACGATGTGGGGTCAAATCGCGGATAAATATTGTGGTGAAAGTGGTAGCAGATTAAACGACGCGATCGGCTCGGGTAAATGTAGAGACCGCGTAAATTCTACCCAATTAGCGAAAGAGTATTGTCAATCATCAAACCGAATAAAAAACGACTCGAGTATCTGCACGAAAGATGAATTGGGTTCGGCCAATTATAACAGTCTCCTTAAAACTTGGTGTAATAAAAGTTCGAACATAAAAGACACATTGTGTAGGAATTTGGAAGATGCCGACTTTAATGAAGTAGCTACAAATTGGTGCAAAACGAGTACTGGTAAAGCGGACAGCTTTTGTCAATGTTATAACGCGGTGAACGGTGTGTGTGGGAACAACCAGAAATCTGGTCCCTCAGGATGTCAGGCGAGTGGTGCTTGGGTTGATCTTAGGAATGCTACTCCTTCGGATTTTAAACACGCGTGGGATGGAAAGCGTCAGTGTTATGGAAGTGTATGTGTGGGTGCCGGAAAATTTATCCCTCCGAATGCGAATCAGGGATGTGATGCACCCATTCAGATATGTGCACAAGAATTTAATATAAATTCAATGTCTAACTCTGATATTACCGCGACATGTGAACAACAAGCCAACAGTGGTACGGCCCCATCTGCAGGTAGCGGACCTTCCCCCGCTGAACAAGATGCACGGGAAGAACTTGAAGAAGCCGAGGCGGCTGTAGCCCGTGGTGATGCGGGTGCAGAGGAAGAATTGAAACGAGTAAAAGAAAAACTGGAAAAGTTGGAGGAAGAAAAAGGTATTAATGCATACATTCCAAAAAGTATTGAAGATTTGAAAACAAATCGAAAAAAACAAATTGCAACTTTCGGTGGTGTGGGTAGTTTCATGATGATAGCTTTTTGTATGATATTATTGATCGTGATAGCCAGTAAAGGTGGTCGTCGTGGTGTCAGAAGGTAAAATATTTATCCTCTCATAAAATTTATAATGTTATGATAAGATAGATGAGTCAAGGACCTTGTAGACTCACACTGTGGCAGCACGGGGTTGGCGAAACCGCTGATGGGAATGAGACGTTCACCAGCAGTAAGGGTGTTGACCATAACGATCATGCCTCAGCGTATAGTACATCAGGAAATTGCACAAATACCTCGTGGGGTGTATTTTTTCACAATCCTCCCGAGCAAGGAAGTGGTATAGTCATCGGTAAGGGGGATGCCGCTGGTGGCCCTTTATGGAATACACACGGTGAAGGTAAGGGGAGTTTAAATCATCGATTCTATAAAATTGATGATGAGATAAGTTTCGTGAAGAAAATCGAGTTTCCCGAAATACCCGAAGGTGCCATACTAGAAGATGTTGAGGTGTATGGAAGAAGAGCTGATGGACGACAGGGACAATGGGGTCATTACCCATATATCGATAAATTAGATTTAGATAATCCCAATCACTCCCAACAACTTCTCTTACACGCGGGTGTAGGTGGCACTTCAGAACTGAAAGGTCAGCCATGTCCAGGTGGTAGCGGTATACCCATTGGACACCGCACGTATCGGTGTATGTATACGAACAGTGGAGAAATCCAAGGTTTATACAACGCGGTAAAAGACACCCAGGGACACGATCCTCGACGCGATTTATACGGTAAAGTTGTCAAGAAGTATTGTGATGCTGATAACGAAAGAATAAATGACCAAGTGGGTGGTGACTATACATGTGAAGATTTCGGTGTGAGTAGGGAAACGTGGTGTTCTCAAGATGAGCGCATAAAATCCGACCCTGGGTGTACGGAATCCATCGTGGGAAAGGGAATCTATCACAAGCTCGCGAGAGCGTATTGTACGGAAAATCCAGGTGATATTTGGTGTAGTTGTTTCAACATATCATCCGGAGTGTGTTCCACGGATATGGCTGCTGCGGGGTGTAAACACGCGTATGGAGCGATAGAAGAAAACAAGGATGCACTCGGTCCTGCGATAGAGATCGGTCGCGCTAAAGCGGAACTCGACCAATTAAACCAAGGCTC